ATTAATTTTCAGTCTGGTTTTTCATTTGGAATAATCGACAGCAGTAGAGATGATAGTGATCCATTTTTTATAATTAGTTACTTACTTAACAGAGATGAAGAATAATGCCTTATGTTGAATTAAAATTACCAAGCGGAGTTTATAAGAACGGAACAGAGTTGCAGTCAAAAGGTCGTTGGCATGATTGTAATTTAGTTCGTTGGAATAATAATGCTCTACAACCTATTAAAGGGTGGAGTCAATTTGGAACAGCTACAACAACAGGAAAAGCTAGAAGAATGTTATCTTGGATTGATAACGCTAACAATAGAAAGTTAGCTGTAGGAACACCTAATAAATTATATGTTTATACGATAGACGGAACACAATACGATATAACTCCAGCTGGTTTTACTACAGGAACAGATGATGCTACACAAAGCGTAGGATATGGTAATTATACTTTTGGCTCATCTAATTATGGAACACAAAGACCTGATAGTGGTTTGTTTCAACCTTGCACAACTTGGTCTTTAGATAATTGGGGGCAATATATAGTTGGTTGTAGCACAACAGACGGAAAAGCGTATGAATGGCAATTAAATTCAGCAACACCGGCTCAATTAATTTCTAACTGTCCTACTAGCATACAATCCTTAATAGTAACTGAAGAAAGAGCATTAATGGTTCTTGGTGCTGGTGGAGATCCTAAAAAAGTTCAATGGTCAGATTTAGAAGATAATACTGATTGGACTCCTTCAGCCACAAATCAATCTGGTAGCTTTAATGTTAATGGTAATGGAAAACTACAAACAGCAGTTAGAGTTAAAGGCCAAATATTACTATTATCAACGATTGATGCTCATTCAGCCACTTATGTAGGTTTACCATTTGTGTATTCTTTTGAAAGAGTTGGCTCTAATTGTGGTGTCGTTTCAACAAATAGTGTTGTTGCAACCGATACTTTTGCCGCTTGGTTTTCAGACGGACAGTTCTTTGTCTTTGACGGCATTGTAAAACCATTAGCTAGTGATGTAAGTGATTATGTTTTTAGTGATTATAATGTTAGTCAAAAAAGCAAGGTTTATGGATTTAATAATTCTGCTAGTTCAGAAATATGGTGGTTTTATCCTAGTTCTGATAGCACAGAAAATAACAGATATGTTGCCTGGAACTATAAAGAAAATCATTGGATTGTTGGTGAGTTAGCTAGAACTTGTGGAGAAGATAGAGGAACATTTACAAACCCTATGATGATTGGTGCTGATTATAAATTATACGAACATGAAACAGGATATTCATATACAGGCGAATCAACAGGAGTTTTTGCCGAGTCTGGCCCTTATCAAATAGACGAACCTAATGGAAGATTAATGAATGTATTGCAAATAATACCAGATGAAAAAACATTAGGCGATGTTTCTGCTAAATTTAAAGTTAGAAATTATCCTACAGGAACAGAAACAACATTTCCTAGTAGCGGTTCTTTTACTTTAGCTAACCCTACAGATGTTAGATTTACTGCAAGAGAAGTTAAGTTTAGAGTTGAAACTTCAAGAAATACAGATTGGAGAGTAGGTAATATGCAAATATTCGTAAGAGCTGGTGGGGGTAGAGGATAATGAGATTACCATTACCTACAGCAGAATATAGCTCTAGTATTGCTCAACAGACAAATAATGCAATAGAGCTAGAAGATAAAAGAAATTTTAAAAAAGATACTGATATAAATATTAATGACGGAAGATTAATCTTAAAATCTCCTAACGGAACACGATATAATATAACAGTTGATAATTCAGGAAACATTAGTGCGAGTGCGATATGAATATAGAAAATATAGAAAATTTTGAAAAAAATTGCCAAAACATACAAAAGGCATTAGATTATGGGAAGAACAGTCATACTCTTAATGATGTAAGAGAAAGTATAGCCAAAGGAGATATGTTTTATCATTCTCTTGGAAACTCCTTTATCATTACAGAAGTTCATGTATTTCCACAATATTATAACCTACATGGTTTTTTAGCCGGTGGTCATACAGAAGAATTAAAAAAAATCATGCCTTATTTAGAACAAAAAGCTAAAGAGGTTGGCTGTAAATATACAACATTAACAGGAAGGAAAGGTTGGGAAAGAGCTTTTAAAGATGTTGGCTATAAACCAACATTTTACACATTAGACAAGGAATTATAAAAATGGGAAAATCAAAATCTTCAGGTAGTTCAGAGTTAGATCCAGCAATCAAAGCCATGATGCAAGAAACCTTTAATGTAGGTAAAGATACCATAATGGAAACTGTCCCTGTCTTAGACGCACAAGGTAATCAAGTTTATGATTATTCTTCTGGCTTTCCAATCCCAAGAACAAAAAACCAACTAAAAGAATATCAAGAGTATGAAGGAGATAGATTTGTTGATCCTGATTCAGCAACAACGAGAGGTGAACAAGGCGCATTACAATTTTTAGGTGGTAATCAATTTCAAGAAACAGACCGTTTAAATAATTTATATGGTCAGATGAGAACAGCTGCGGGTTACACACCTCAAGATGTTACCTCAAGAGATGTTACTTCAAGAGATGTTACAGCTGGACTAATTGATGCACCAGACGAAATAGCAAGAACTATGGTTGCAGAAGAAAGGGTTGCAGATCCAGACGATATAACTGCAAGAGAGGTATTAGAAAGAGGGTTTGATATTGAAAGAGTAACTTTACCTGGAACATTTACTCCTACAACATTTGCAGATACAAATTTAGATCCCTATATGAATCCATATAGGCAAAATGTTTTAGATGTTACTTTAAGTGATATAGAAAGAGGTAGGGATAGACAATTATCTGATTTACAAGCTAGGGCAGCTCAAGCCGGAGCTTTTGGTGGAACAAGACAAGCTGTTGAAGAATCATTAATTAATGAAAATGCTTTAAGGGAGCTTGGCAGACAATCAGCTTTATTAAATCAACAAGGTTTTGATGTAGCATCAGATTTAGCATCTCAAGATATTGGGATATTAAATACTGCTGCACAACAAAATATTGAGAATTTAAGAGAATCACAAAGATTAAATCAAGCAACGGATTTAGCAGCCGAGCAATCAATGTTAGATGCTGCTATGGAAGCACAAAGATTAAATCAAGCTAGAGATTTATCATTAGGGCAGTTTAATACAGAAGCGGCTCAACAAGCAGCTTTAGCTAATCAAGCTGCTAACCTTGAAGCGCAAGGCATGAATCAGGAAGATGCTTTTAGAGTGGCTTCAGCTAATGTAGATAATATATTTAGACAACAATCAACAAATGTATCTAACACACTTCAAGCAGATTTAGCTAATCAAGCATCATCATTAGAAGCAGACTTAGCTAACCAAGCGGCATCTCTTGAAGCAGCTATGGCAAATCAAGATGCTGGTTTATTATCCAATCAACAAAATATGGGTGGTTTAATGGACGCTGCAACATTAGCTTCCGGAGCTACGGCATCTGAGTTAGGTAGGTTTGGTGCTATGACAGATATTGGTGATAGAAGGACAGCAAGAGAGCAACAAGACGCAGATTTTAAATATCAACAATTCTTAGAAGCCGAAGAATATCAAAGAATGTTAGCTCAGTTCTTAGGCGGATTATTACAAGGTTTCCCAACACCAATGAGATCCAAAAACAGTCAGCGTGGATTGACATTATTTTAAAGTAAAAGGTTATTAATATGGCAACAGATTATTCAGATTTATTATTAAACCCACAAGATAGATTGTTATATCAAAAGTTTTTACGGTTTAGTGAACCACAACCTACCGGTGGCGGTGGCGGTGGTTCTGTAGTCCCACAACCTCAACGACCAACAGAATTTGATAGAAGTGTTTTACCTACAAGCCCAGATTATGAAAATCCAAGAACAGGCGAAATAGGCCCTATAGCAGATTTAACTAGACCAGCTGTTGTAACACCTACATTAAAGGATTATATAGTAGGTAGGCCAGATGATCCTAATACTGTATTAACAGATGAAAAAGTAAATCCAATCGGCTCATTTATTCTTGATAGATTTAATGCAAAAATGGGTGTAACAAGAAAAGATTTAGATGAAGCTGAAAGACAAAGGATAGCTAGGGAATATAGAGAAGATCCTATTTCTAT